TCAGCATGGACTGTAGCCCATTCTTTTTCCCTTGGAAAGAACCGAGAAGCAAATGAGTTAAACTTCATTTTGTTGTGGGAGGCGTTTATTATGCGGGAACCTTTGACAAGAACGGCACCATGCCGATGTTGGTGGTCGGACTGATAACTTATCCGAGACGCCAAATCGACATAGTTTCGCTCTTTTTTAGAGAGGGTTTTAGTCTTGCAGTTCATGTAGAAATACTAAACTAAATTATAAGAAATGTCAAGCAGTTTCTTCGTAGAACTCTGTTGCGTCTCCTGAACGTTTATCAAATTTCATAACAACCTCTTCGTCCATGATTTCTAAAACACGGGCTTTAAACTTGTCATCTTGAAGTTTATCTAACCATCGAGCAGACTGAAACTTCTCACTTGTGCCATCGGCAAACTTAAGTTCATACCAAGCACCAGAGCGTTCTAAGTGCTCTGAGCCTTGAATGGCGTCAAACCAACTTTCCTCGTCAGCAACACCTACGGTGTCTCCCCAGAGGATTTGGAACTGACACTGACGACCTTGTGAACCAAAACGAGACTTTTCAAGTTTTACTTTCACGGTGTTACCGATGCGATAACCTTTATCGTCTGTGACGAAAGATGCCTTTGCTTTTGGTCGGGTCAACCAAATGCGTAGTGAGTAAGTGTAAACCATCGCTTTACCACCCGGTGTCATATAAGGAGTGGTAAGTGCTTCAGATGGCGAACGAGTAATGTTTGCCTTCAACTGGTTTAGCACTAGGAAAGTAGACTGACTATTCGCAATAGGAACAGTTAGTTTTGACATTCCTTTGGATAGAATGCGAGCCTTTACAGCCATAGTTGACTGTGGGTTGAAGTCGCCTTCTACATCTGAAATAGATGGAGTAAGAGCCAAACTATCCCAGATAAAAAGAAACTGACTATCTGTTGAAGAAAGTAGTTCCTCGATTGTTTCCAAAACAAACTCTACTGAGGTTGCTTGAACATAAAGAATCTTTGAAGGGTCGCATCCTGCTTTCTCCAAAAAGTTGAAGTCAAGTGAAGACTCGGAGTCAAAATAAACAACATCAATACCCATTTTCTGGGCGTTTCCTGCTATTTGCGCTGCCATATAGGACTTACCACTTGCTTCCAGACCAGCAATCTCTGTAACTTTACCAACTGGAATACCGGCAACTTTACCTCGGCAGATAATACTATCTAACCAACGAGCACCTGTTGGAATCCATTGCTTTACAGTTGTTGGATTGTCTGGGTCTGTTAGGTCAACAGAGACTTCCTGTCCTGCTTTTTTATTAATTAATTTTCTCATCTGGTCTATTGATAAGCGACCAGCGGCTTTCTTTTTAGCCAACGTCTTCCTCCTCTGAACTTTCGTTCTTGTCGGGTCTAAAAGCGTAAATAGGTCCACGGTATCCACGTCTATCTAGTTTCATAGACACGTTACCTCCGAAGTCTCTGACTTCTAGGATATAGTCTTGGGAGCGCTGAATAAGGTTAGAAACGTCGCTATTATCAGACCAGAACCAAGCATAGCCTTCTTTAATGTCTTGTTTTGAGGCGTGGACTGAAGACTCAGAGTCTGGTCCTCCACCAAGACCTTTGTACTTGGTTGCTAAATCTTGAAGAGCAGCTTCAAAACCTTCTTCTCCTCTTTTCCATTTTTTCACGGTTATCTCCTAAAATGTGTAAGTTGAATTGGTTTCTTTTTTTTGTTGTCTGATCAACCCAAACTTATCTTCCATACTCTCATAATCATTGTAGAGATCGTTTGGAGTTGCTTTAATGTTCATCTTGAGGGTTTTGAACTTTGTTTTTTTATCTTTGATATCGTATTTGAAGTGAGTTAGAAAACCTCCGTAGACCATTACTCGTCCACACTCGCATTCTCTCACATCTTCTCTTGCTCTTGAATAAACAGTTGAATTACACTCTTCACACTTAATAGCTTTTACGAACACTTCTTCCCCTTTCTTTGTAATAAAAATAAAAAAAGGGGGGACAAGCCCCCCAAAGTCCTAACTACCGAGTAGTTCGGAGAATGCCTTATCGACATCAGAGACAGCACCAGTAGAAGTTGAGGCTACTGGCTGGTTAGCGACAGCCTCGTCAACTGTGTTGAGGAAGCGGTCAAGAATGTCTGCTACTTGCGTAGAAGAACGACGAGCGTCAGCGAAGACCTCATCAAAGTCAGGCACAGACTCCATTAGAGTGCGTGCTTGTGTCTCGTCCTCGTGAAGAAGAGAAGACTTACGGCGTGGAGTAATCTTAGTCTCTGGATAAGATGCTCCCGCTGGTTTTGAGTAAGTGATAACCAAATCAGTTCCATCGGTTGGGTCTGAAATATCGCCATATTCTGGGTTTAGTACAAGACGAAGCAAGGTCTCATAGGCACGTTTACCGAAGCCCCAAACTTTGACACCTTCTGTCTCTTCACCTCGAACTACTACTGGAGCAAAGAAACGCTGCTTCGCACCCAATTTACGTGCTACACGCTTGGACTCCTCTGAACCCTCACGCCATAGAGCACGAACGTAGTCATCGAGCGGACAGTCCTCTCCAAAGTTACGCTTTGGCGATAGGAACCCTGGCTCACCCGCTACGTCATAGTGAAACCAAAGATCACGGAAAACATCTCCATCTGATGGAGCGACAAGACGAACAGTTTGCTCGCCCTCTTGTGGTTTCCAAAAGTTATTCTTTCGTGCGTTGTTTCCATTTCCTTGAAGCGCCTCCATACGAGCACGCATTTTCTCCATATTAATTCCCATAATAATTTTCTCCTTTGTTTTATAGACAATACGTTTATCTTTCGTATTGCTGTATTATAATAAATATTTTTTTAGTTGTCAACCACTTTTGTCGAACTAATTGCTACCAACGCTCTTCCAATCCTGCCGACACGATCTTCGATAGATACATTTCCTGGCATTAGTGAGATAGCAGTTTCGGTGAAATTCACAATCTGACTAGTAAAAGAAGTCTCACTCGACACTAGATTTGTTACACTTACTGTAAGTTGTTCTTGTGTAGCTGATTCAGTAGCAGTAGTTACTGGTAGCTCTAGTGACATTTGAGTTTCTTCAGGAGAAACTTTCTCCTTACGACAGTGGCGTTGGATTTCTTTTTTTACTTGCTGTAGCGACTTTCCTCCGAGCTTGTCAATCTTGAAGCTGTTGAAAGATAAGCCACCCCTTGGACCGTTCAAATCAACTTGAACCTGCTCAAGTGTCTTTTCTTTCCCATTGTGTCTTACTAAGAGTTTTTTTGATTGTGTCCCCATGACAGTTACAATCTCTCTTGTATTTGAGCGATACGATTGATAGGTCAAAGTATCTCCATGACTCAAAATACCCAGCGTTACAAACTGTGACTGCCACGGCATCCACTTTTGACGAGATTCAAGAGCCTTTTTCTTTGTTTCAAAACAAGAAGTTTCTCCTGTTGGGTTTTTATAGACCCATTTTCCTCCTTTTCTTCTACGAACATCTCCGCTTTGCGGGATTCTTTGTAGGTATTCTTCAATTTCCAATTTCTTCTCCTTAGTTATCTTAGTTATAGTCAGTGCGTTGATCTTTCACACTGCTAGTTGTTGTATTAAAGTGCTGCTTTTTTCGCAGTAAGCTATTAGCTCATTATAATCGGTTGAATGAACCGAATAAGTTGTTTTCATTTTTTCGTGTTCTGTATTTGCTTTTAGGTTTCCACGAATAACCTCCATCAAGTTAGGATCTTCTTCTAATTGTTTTTTCGGAACTCCATAATAATAACTTTTTTCTCTTGGAATGTCAAGCTCAAAAAACATTTTCTCTTCATTATTTTCTGGGTTGAGCAAACCAAAGGTAGATACACGAGCAGTGTCGATACGCTTGGTCTGCGTAGTCATTACTGACTGTGTATTTTGAAAAACATTCAACATGTGATAAGTTGTTGCCACCAAGTTATTCATTGAGTCCCAGAACTTCATTATTGGAACTGGACCCATTATACCAGATAATTTAGAATTGTCAACTAAAAAAACACGGTCAAGTAAGCCTGACCGAGCATATTCTTGGAAGACGTTGAAAAGAAGGCGGTTTTGTAAGAGTTTTTGACCTACAAGGTCGTCTTCTTGTGGAAGGATATACATTACTCGTATTTTGGTTTTCGTGTGTATTTTCTGTAATATTTTTAGGGAAGCACCAGAAACAGAACCACAACTTGTAATGAATAAAGTTTCGGACATCACCCCCTCTAAGAAGTTGTTTATACCTTTCGGTAGTTGGGTTGATTCATAAAGTTCTGGACTGTCCTGATGCTTAAGACCAAAAGTAGTCTTGGTCTTTTTTAGGTCTACATCTATTTTTTTTATTTGATATTGTGGGTATTGAGATAGGTGATCTGCGATGCTACAACCTGCTTTACCCAAACCAATGACGGTTTGCATATATTCCTCATTTAATGCTTAATGGTTTCATTTGAGCCCAGTTTTTACCGCCCTCGTGGTTTACTTTAAACTTGCCAAATCTTGTATTACTAAATAGTTTTGAAATCTTATTTATGTCGTATTGATCTTCTTCTGAAAGATCGATAACCAGACTGTCGTGATTACAAAACTTGATAAAAGACTTCTTGCCCTCAAGAAATTTCCAAACTTTATACATTTGCTCGAAAACAAGGTCAGCAGCGGTAGATTGGATAATGTAGTTTAGAGCATGGTCTTCATCGGCATCAATCTCACGACCGAATTGTGTGTAAACCTTGCCTAAAACTTTGTCATAATACATATCTTTTAGTATTTTACGGTCGTATATCTTATCTACCTTATCGTCGGTACTATTTGGGTTGTAAAGCCAAGAAAATATCCTTTTCTTTGCGTTTTCTCTACTTTTTGTCCTGGTAAAGACATTTTCCATATTCCAATCGTGTAAGTCTTCTTTGGGCTGGTCGTGTCCGAGCAGAGCAAGGGCAACTCGTAGTTCACAAGCATTGAAGTCTAACTCAAATAGCCAGTCATTAGTCGGGGTAAGGACTTGACGATACTTTTTTGGAAGTGTCATCACTGGAAATGAGTTAGGCTTTGTTGCTAAACGACCGGTGACTGTTTTAAACATATCATACTCAATGTAAGGTCGGCATTGGCTGATAGTTTTAAACATATTACGGTCTTGAACTGTAAGTCGCTCTATCTGTGTAGGGTCAATGTTGACCTTTTGTAGACGAATGTCTGCGATTACCTTGTTTATCTTCAACAACTGGTCGTAGTTTTGGGGTTTAGGATGGTTGTTGAAGACATCTTCACAAATTTTATTTTTTATTTCTGCGAAGTTTTGTAGATAGTGCCTCGGAATGATCTCGTAGACACAGTGTTCGTCAAGGTTTAAACCTACTTCGTTTGCTGCTTTGAGTGCTGCTTTAATTCTTGCCTGGACGGAGGACCACTCCCCTTTAAGACCTTCAGGGCAAAGGGTTTCCAGGGATTCACCCCCGGTGTAAAGATTAGCATACTCGACCTCCTTGTGTCTCAGGTAAGTAGCATAGGACCAAGTTTGGGTGCAGTTGTCACCAATTTGTTCGCTAAACGACCCCTTCCTGTAGATTAGGGAACATTTATTTTTTTCATCGAATGTTTGGAAAAGCATTAAATATCCGGCATAAATTCAGTTACAAGCTTACCAACTGTTGGTTGCGGCTTGGACTGTAGATTAGCATAGCTTTTTGCCGATGTCAATGGTTTTTTTAGCTGTGTCCAGGCTGGTTTTTTAGTCTTTGGGTCATATATCTTATTTAATGTATAAAACTTATCTATTAAATCGATTGATTTATATAAATCTTTCTCTCTCTTTGTACTTTTTTCTAGATTTCTTTTGTATTGTTTATAATGATTATGGTCATACTGACCAGAAAATTCGTTGCTTAGGACTTCGTTAAACTTGTCAACAAAATAAAGACTTGGGTATTCTTGTTCTACAAATGGCTTAATCTCCATTTGTTTGGTTTTTGTCCTGCTTATTCTGATATCTGATATCAGTCTAAACTCTTTTGTTGAAGCTATAAGAGGACTACCATGATCAAAAGCATAAAACATTCCCCTCTGGTAGTTATTATATCCAGCAATCATTGCCTCTTTAAATATATTAAAAGACTCAAGCATTACGTTTTTATAATATGTAGAAAAGAATATCTCTGAGTCGGTGATAAATCTTGATTGAAGATAGCCAGCTGTTGTTATTATTCTTTTTTTCCCTGTTGCTTGCTCCCAAGATCTTTTTATTTTTCTTTCCTGTAGCATTGGCTTTGAGTTTACATCTACGATGATCATCCAGGGTGCGTTTTTGTTGATTCTGAATCCAAAATTAGCAGTCGTTTTTACATATTTGTGAAACTCTGGATGTTTAAAGAAGCGATTTTTAAGATTATCATCATCATGATCTGCTTCTGAGAACTCAAAAGAAAGCCCGGTTGAGCTTATACTTGAACCAATCCCAGTATATTTATGAAAAAAAGTAAACTTAAAGTTTTCTTTCTTTAGCATGGATATAAAATTACAAACATATTGATTGAAGTTCAATACTTTATGATTTAGTCCATATATGTTTATCATTCTATTATAAGCTGACATTGTATCAAAGGCTTCTTGTTTGGATATCTGTTGCTGATTAACAAACGAGCCAACTGCTTCAAAATTGTTTAGAAGTGAACCTAGTCCGGTTTTTCCAGAAGCAGAACCTCTCTTTAAAAAGAAAAGCATTTCATTTAGAGCTTCTAGGGCAAAATCAAAACCAGTTAAGTTTTTATCACTACCAGGATTTCCTAATGGAAATACAATTTTTTTTGGATTTGGAAAGACAAACTCACCAGAAGGGCTTACTTTACCATAATAGGGCACATCATACCATAAATCTATATAATTGGGATTAATATCTTCAAATATTTCTGTTGTTTTTTCTTGGTACCATCTTCTATTTTCATAAAGAAAATAAGATTTCAAAGTAGTTCCGCTTTTTGCTATGAAGGGTGGTTTATAGTTTGGCATATGTATTAAATAGTTTTGTTTGCTTAATTGTAAATGACTTCCACAATAACGTCTGAAGTGCCATCATCATAAATATATATATAATACAATCTTTGGTTTAATAAAGCAGGGTTTGTTTTATGAGTTTCTTCTATATCTTTTTTAATCAACTCAATAACTCGTGGATCTAAACTAGAATATGGAGATAAGCTAGAAAGGTTGCTTCTTGCGTTGTATACATCAGTCCCCATATCGGCTTTTAAGGCACTAATTGTCTTTGCTGAATCTGGTCTATAATCCCCAACAAGACTTGTAAAATCCATTGGACTAGAAGTTCTTGCGGTTTCAAAAATAGCTTTATCATCTTTTACTAAGTCCGCTGCTGATGGTGGGGACGTTACTTTGGTTGGCTTTACTTTAAAATCAGATTTTCCAAGATCGATTGAAATAGGCGTTGTCCCTCCTTTTACTTTGGCTAATGTGGTGGTAAAAGTTGCGCCTCCAGTGCCACCAACAACCAAAGAAGTAGCCTTTTTATAACCACTTGCGTCAGCCGATGTACGTTTTACTTTATCACTTATAACAAGATTTTTTCTATTAACATAAGGTACTTGTATTATGGCACTTATGTTTGTTGAAAAAGTATCAACTGTAAAGCTGTGGCTAACTTTGTGTACATTATAATACCCACTAGCCTTAAAAGGTCTAGAGTTTTCTTTTTTTTCTGTTAGCTGCGACTTTAAATCTAAATATATCAGCTGCCCAAGAGACATTAAAGGGAAGCCAATCGTTTGTATATCCGCTGTAAAGACTGCTGGCATAAAACCTGTAAATTTCATAGCATTGCCACCATCTAATTCACTCACCAAAGAGGATCGTTGACTATAGTAAACGGCAGTCTTTATTGTATCATCAGCATTATCACTTATCTTTATACTCTTTTCGATTCCTTTATTTCTACCAAATAAATAAAAGTGCGGAACACTAGCAGCTAAGTTTTTTCCGTATCTGCCAAAGTTTTTAGCACTGTTAAGCCCTTTCCCTTCTAAGTCTGCTATCACATTTTTTGCCCCATAGATAAAAAATTGGGTAACTTTTTTCTTATTTTCTTTTCTTTCGCCAAGGACAGTAGCAACCTTTGGTGGAGAAAATGATTGCGTATTAGCTTCTTTGGCGCAAGAAGAAAAAACACCAGTTAAAAATCTCTTTATTACATCTAATATTAAATCGTTAAAAGAGTAAAAGGACTTTCCCTTTGCTATTACTTCTCTAACAAAAAAATTATTTATTTCTAGTAAAGAAATTGGTAAGTAGTACATTGGCAAACTGCTTATTCTATTTGAAGAAAAAGGTGTATTGTAAGAAACAAATCCTAAGTCCACTCTGAAATCTGACCCTTCTTTCTTCATTAAATCATAAACTGTTTCTTTTTTGTTAGGTACCATTTTACCTGATGCGTCTTTGTTAAAATCGACAGGAACTCTTAAGATACTATCAATAAACTCACCTAAATAAATAAATGGAATAACTTGATATTGTGTAGAGTCTATCGCTTCTTTATTCATTACAGCATCATAAGCAGATTTATTTTTAACATAGTCTCCCGCTGATAAGCCATCCAACACAGCAGCTACACCCGACCGGTCGCCAATAGAGGAAGCTAGTTTAAATTGTTTTATCACTTCTCTATCGATTAAAGCATATTTTATTCTGTCTGTTGATATTAAATTATCACCTATTATTTGTAAAGCTAATAGTTTACCTAAGTTTGCTTTTCTTAGCTGTGCGTCTGTCGCATATTTTGAGGCATATAAAGCGGCATTTGTTGCGTTTGATTTATTAGTTGTTATTAACGATTTTTTAAGAACAGCTTGCTGCTTAAGTTCATTAATATAATCTTCTAGTGTTTTAGTTGTTGTAGTTGGCACATCTCCGACTGACTTGTATATAGAGTTGTATATACTTGAAGCCTTACCCTTCTTGCTTTTTATTGCCGCAGTAGTAAAACCACCGGCTTTATAACTTGCTTCTACCCTGTTTAAAGCAATTTCTCTAATTCTATTTTTTGCCTTAACTCCAGAGGATGTTGTTGCTGTGGCACTCAGACTGGTGCTTGATCCAGCAGCGATTTCATCTCTAGTTAAATCTGCTGCTGTTATATAATTTTCTAGAACTTGTAATTGTTCCTGTGCCTCGCTAGCGTTTTTGGTAGACTGAGAAACAATTTGAGCTTTTGTTTTTTCTATTTCATCTAGCTGGTCTTTTATTTGTTTGTACCTGTTTTTAGCTATCTCCAAGACATTTGAACCTGGACCATTGAATGTATCTACATATTGCCCTCTGTACATTGCGTCAGCAACTATTGAACCGTCCTGCCTTACGTCAAAATCATATTTAAATAAAGTTGCTCTAATCGTTAAATCTAGGTTTTCTACAGCTGCCTTTAAATCTTTGTCTTCGGATTTCCAACCAAGTTTAAATTCGATTGTGCGAAGCTTGCCATCTCTGTCGGTTTCAAGTACAAATAACTTATCATATGGGCTTGACATCATTTCCTTGATATCTTGGAAAATAAAACTAGCTTTAACAACGACTTGTTTTTTAGTAAAAGAGTCTACACCATCAAAATCAACATCAACGCTTCTTATACCAGCACCTAATCTGCGACTACGTGAAGATAGCAAGCCGTCGCTGTAAAACTCTTTTTGACTTTTTTCTTTAAAGATGGGGGCATATGTAGTTTTACTTTTTGGTCCTCTTGTGTCAAATCTTTCTCTTATTCTAACGTAATGACTGATTCTTGCTATTTGGTCTGGTGTAAAATTAAAATATTTTCTGAAATATTCTTGTTTTAATCTTGTTAGGTATTGTATATAATTTAAATTTGTTTTATATGTGTGTACTGATTTAAACTTGCTTTTTGGAGGTAATCTAATTCCTATTTGTCTAACGGGCATACTACGACCATCAACTGGTGTTCCTGGCTGTGAAGCCATACTTGGCTCTAAATAGATTTCTTCGGCTTTTTCTAATAAAAAACATTGAGAACCAAAAGAAGGAACATGTCTTTCAGTATATAGTTTTGCTCTTTCCGCAGTTTCTTTTGCCTCTTTAGAGCTACTGGATACAGAAGGCACTGCTCCTGGTGCTGGTGGTGAAGGCGTTGCCATATTTTTAAATTACCTCATAAATAGCTAGTATTTCTTCTAGTGGGGTTGGTATGTATACGACATCTCCAACATTGAAATCAGTTTCGAGCGGCTTAAGATTATACCACGCTATAACCCACCAGTACTCTTCATCATCATAAAATTCTTTTGCTAGTTTAAAATACTTAGAACCAACTCCCCATATACGAGTTGTTTCCGATATATTAACATAATCTTGAGAAGTCAAATAATTTAGTTGTGGTGAGGCAAAATTATCAATAGAAGTCACTCCTCTTTTTTTGAAGATGCTTGATAAAGTATATTGAGAATCATTTGTTGTTATTACTTCTCTTTCGTTATATCTAGATATTGCCATTATTAAAATTCCACGCTCAATTTTTTCGCTGGTGATAAAATCATTCCAACGTTAATAGGTTTATTAGAAGCAGCTGAAGCAGCTAAAGCAATTCTGGCTTCCGCAGCGGCGACCGGATCATATTCTTCTCCAATGCTTAAACCCACACCAAATGAAACATCAGACTTCATTGTTTCGATTCCAGCTTTTTCACTTGGCTTCTCCGACGTAGCTCCAGCAGCCGGTGGAGGAGTTTTTGCCACCGACTCTGAATCATCAACATCATATGGGTAATTTTTGTGAGTAAAGTTAGAATCAGTACCCCAACCAATAGAGCCTTGATGTAATACTTGTATTCTTAGCCCTATTGTTACATCTGAAAAGTATAATTTATCAAAAGCCGAATTAAAGTATTGAGCTTGTTCTTTTGTTTGGAAGCCTGGATTGATTTGTAATGCTCCATTAATATACCCTGTCAGTACAGAACCTTCTGTGCTACTTTTGAGAACATTAAGGAATTGAAACTCAAAATAAGGTGGTGCGTTTATTGTGTTTGTTATTGAATAAGTTGGGTATTGATACTGAACAAGTTTTTGTATCTTACCCATATTTATTCTTGCTTCTTCAGCGTCATCCGAAACAATCCGAAATCCAATACTTAATTCTCTGCTAGTACCGCCGTAAAAAGATAAAGGGTCCATACGTCCATATACATTATCCTGTGACCATCTTGGGTTCCAAGAATCAGAATATTCAGTAATAATGCTACTGAAATATAATGTCTCTGCGTTTTTAATATGCAGAGGCTTTATCGTTATATGTTTAAATCCTTTGCTTGCTTTACTGGTTACAGGCATACTATAAATAGTTAATCTTTAGTTTTAAGCTAAACTTACGTTATCTTTAAGATACTGGGTGATAATGTTTTTGACGCCATTCTCATCAAGATTTTTTGTAATACTTTTACTATCTAAAGTTTTACCATCTGGTGTGACAAAGTTGACTGTTAGTTGTAACTGACTTGGTGAGCTACCAGGGGTTGTTTTAGTAAGAGAATCACCTGCTTTTAAGAGTTTATTTGTTCGTGTGGTATAAGTTTCTGCTCCAGGCACTTCAGCTATCACCCCCGGAGTGTTTTGGCTTATATAGTTTTGTCCAGGTCCGAATATGTTTCTTCCAAAAATATTATAATCAAGCTCTTCATCTTTTTCATAGAATCCTGAACTTCGCAGCATTCTATTTATTCCCATCCCAGCGCCGACACCTATGGCACCACCGGCTAATACTGCGGCGCTGCCTGCCAAGAGACCAAAGCCTCCGGCGGCGGCACCCGCACCTCCAAGACCAGTTAACCCAGTGCCAGATGCGGTAGCGTTCGCAGTGGCTAATCCTGATATCAAGGCGGGGATGGTTTTTGTTACGGCTCTCGTTAGAGGTATTAATAGTGCAGCACCAATAGCTGGACCTATAAAACCAATTATAGAAAGCATTTTTTCAAAGCCAGATATAGCGTCACTAATACTTCTGGACATGCCATCAATCGACTTTCCTAGATTATTCATAGCAGTTGTAGAGTTATCTATGTTTTCTGCTATTTTCTCCTCTGTTGTTTGCGCTTCTTTTCTTCCTTCGCTTAACTTTGCCTGTACTTGCTGTATTGATAGTCCTTGATTAGCTAGATTTTCAAGCTCATCTGTTGATACCCGACCAAGCTGTTTTACTTCTTCAGCTGTTAGTCCAATAGTACTAGTAAGCGCTCTCATCTGGGAACGATTTAAATTGTCTATATCTAGACCACTTAACTCTATTTGCTCTCTTAGTTTTATAAACCCTGCTACTGGACCTTCTATGTTTATGGTATCCATCATTTCTAAGCCACTTATAGTAGTTCCAAAAACAGCATTAAGTTTAGAGGAAGCATCTAGGGCTCCTTGGAATGTAGAAAGACTATCTAAAGAACTCATCATAGAATCAATCGATATACCTGTCTTTTGACTTATTGCGCTTAATTTAGTAAATGTTCCAACCAGATCTGGAACGTTAAATTTAGCTAGATTATTTGCTTGCTGAGCGAAATCAGATAAAGCTCTTTTGGCATCCAGCCCTAGAACATCTGCAGTGACTACCAACTCTTCTTGTAGTTGGCTTATCTCTATTGCGCTCTTGCCAAATGTTTGTCCTAAAATATCGGCTGTGTTTGCTACATCTGCCGCAGAAACATTAAATCTTCTCTCTAGTGTTTGTGCGGTTCTTTCTAGCGACTCTCTAGAGGAATCATTAACATTTTTTAACTCTCTAAATAATCTAGATGTGTTAAATAACGTTTTATTGATTTTAATAAAATCTTCAGTAGTGCCATCGGTTTCTTGACCCAGCCGCATAAACTTTTGACTTAAAGAGGCAATCTCTGCACCAGTTGTGTTGCCAACATCTCTAGCTGCTAAACGAAACTCATCTTGTCTTTTTGTTGCTCTCTCTATGTTTGTTACAAGGTCAAGTGATTCTTCTGCTGGCTTTAGAACTGCCTCTTGTACGGATTTACCTAGCCTACTTATATTCTCAAAAGATTTTTGAATTAATTTTGCTTGTACGTTGGATAAGGTCAGGCTTTCTTTTACCTTACTCATCCTGGCTTTTAAAACATTGGCTAATCCACCACCTTGCTCTAGAGTTTTAGCAAACTGTTTTGTTTGAGAAGTTATACCAAAGAAACTGGTTAAGATTTGATCGGCATCGGCATCAATTGTTTGTATGTATTTTTCTTGTTCACTTAGGGATTTCTTTTGTTTTTCATATTCAACTGTAACCTGCTTTAGTGTCGCTATCAGTTCAGCTGTTTCTTCACCGTTTTTAATAGCTTGATCTAAAGCTTCTTGAGCCACATCAACCTTCAGCCTCTCAGTTTGTAACTCCAGACGCTTTAACTCTTCAACGTTCCCTAACTCTTTAGCTATATCCTTTTGAATCTCTAATTCTTCTCGCAGCGTATCGGCGCTCTTTCTTCTTACTTCTGCTTCCTTTTCAAGTAAGCGAATTTTCTCTTCTAGTTCTTCTGGTGTTAGGTTTTCAGCCATTTAAAGTTATCCTATAGGCCAAATAATGCCTGTGGTTTTTTCAAAGTTGTGAATTGATTTTTCTAATTCAAGTTTTGTGTCGGTAAGTTGTTGGGAGCCTAATCCATGCTCCATATAATCTTTTGCGTATTGTTTTTCTTTTTCCAAGGTATCAGCAAAAGCCACTACATCTTTTTTAGAACCCTTAATAATAAACTTTTCTTGTTCTTCATCCTCTTCTCTTATAATAGCTCTGTATGCCTCTAGAGACAAAACATTTCTTAAAATATTTTTAATCTGTGCTGCGAATGTAGCTATTGAAGATTCAGTTAATAACTGTTCTTTAGATATGTTAATAATAGTAGGCTTGTTCATTACACAAAACTCCTTTTGTATAATTAGTGTTTTGAGGGATTTATCTTACTTTTGAACCTTTAGAGACTTTTTCTACTGCTTCGTTTTCAAGTTCTTTTTGTTTTACAGTCCTTTCAACGAACCAGCGTCGTAGCCCTACAGGTAGATTGTAAAGCTCGGTAATAGACCAGTTCCCAATATAGTTCATAAAAAACATCTGTTCGTAGATGTCTTTAACATAATCAGAGGTTAGGCCAAAAAAACTCCGCAGTAAGCGGAACCTCCATATCAAAAGTTTCCATACAATCTGTACATTGTACTTCACAAGACATGTCAACGTCTGGTGACACTGAAGCATATGCTTTCTTGAGAGTGCTTGAATCTAAGATTGGAAGAACTTGTAGCGCCCTCTCGATAAAGAAAGTGTCAGTTTGACCATTAATAGAAACAATAATCAATTTCAGCAGATTTGTTGTTCCTCTATTTTTTCCTTTTGATATAAAATCTTCATCTTTTGATGTCAAAGGTCTAAACTCTACCTCAAACCCGCTTTTTGGAAGATTACATAGAAATGTATTGTTTTCGGTTTTAGTAACAATATCTGAAGGAATAATATCTTTTGCCTCAAACTCTGATAAGTCAACTGTTGTATCAAAAGTATTGCCACAATTTTGACAGTTAAGAGTCACATTATAGTCTGAACCATAGCCATAGACTCTAGAAGCAATTATCAAAGCATTTTTATCGCCAATCAAAAGATCATCAACTTTGATTCTTTTATCAACTAAGATACTTTCTAAGACTTTATTAATCGCTAATCCCTTTTTAATCAAGCTTTGAGAAGTTAATATATCCTCTTCTCTAGCTGTCATATGTCTTATTTCAACTGAAGAGACATTATGTAATGGATGACCTTCTGGATAGTACTCGCCCTTGCTTGGTAAATCAACCAGTTCTGTTGGAACAATAAAATTAAACGGGCTGGCTTGCGTCTCAGCGGGAACCTGTACTGGTGCGTCTGGGACTTGGGATGGCGGCGCAGTATTAGTGACTACCCTACTTTTATTTCTTGACATTTTAACCTCTTTTTGTTTATTATATATTATAATCTGTTATTGTTTAAATAGACATTTCATTATAGTTAGCGTAATCATAACGAATAACTAAGGAGATAGACATAATTTCATCTGCTCCATAGTTTGCTTGACCAAAATTAACAGATTGTAAAAATGGATTAATTAAAACCCACTCTTCTATTGGATTATCATCGGAGTCGATTTGAGTAAAAAACAACTGATTACCCAAGGAGGCAGAAGACTTTTTCTTTTCTATAATTGACCTTGGTTTATTCTCATCATTAGTTTGATACCCAGAGTTTTTTAGAATATTAACAAGCTTATTTGTGTTATTTGCATCTCTTCTCTCGCCATCAGTTAAGACTATTTCGATAGGCTCCCAGGTGATGACACCTGGGCGAAATCCAACGTCATTTAGCCAAATGTATTCTGATGTTGCGATGTTGAAAGAAGGCTTCTGGAAAGACCTCAAGGTGTAGGTTTTAACTTCGCCATTGTTAATGCCAAAAGATGCGAACCATCTAAAGGACATTTTTGGCTCTGATTGTACGTTATTCCAAAAAGCCATTTAAAGCGCCAATCTTAAGCTAGAACATTATTGCTAGCTAATAATGAATTTGGACTAGCTGAGTTGAAGTTGCTATACTCAGCATAGTCATATTGGACAGTGACTGAAAGCATAACTAAATCTTCTGTGCCATAATCCAACTGTCCATAATCCACATTAGTGAAGAAGCAGTTAACAAGGCTCCATTGGTCAACGTTATTACCATCAGCATCAATCTGATTGAATGTGATTTGACCAAGCGCATTTTTAAAGTTTTCCTTGCTAAAAGACTTTCTTGCGATTGTCTCATTAGCAGGCTTTCTATAACCAGCTTGATAAATCATATTACTAATAACTGCTGAACTATCTGGATCTACTGGATCTACAAAACTAATATCAACGGGAGCCCATGTTATTCTACCAGGGTAGTAAAAAGTGTGTGCTACATATTGATGCGGCACAGAACTAACCTGAAAAGAGGGCTTTTTAACACTCTTGATAGCATATGATTCTATTTTAGAACCAGGATCATTACCACCAAAGGTGGCATAATATCTAAACGCTCGTTTAGGTTCGGTTGTAACATCGTTCCAGAATCCCATTAATAAGTCTCCTTGTTATAGTAAATAGTGCTAGTCCTCAAAAGCTGCGCCCGAATCGGTTAAAATAAAGTCAACTGCGATAAATTCAATCGCTCTTGCTGGCTTGATGAAGATCTTTGCGTACAAGATATTTCTATCAACCAAATCAGGAGTTGTTGTTGTCTCGTCAAGTACCATCTTGAAGTCGGTGATACCAAGACCAGCCTGAACGCCTCTCAAGAAAGGTTCTACCTGACCACGGAATCTGTTCCAAGTTGTTTGAACATTTTGATCAAATAAGATTGTAGCCGCAAATCTTGAGATCTCACGCTTTAAATAAATCATTAATCTTCTTACGTTGATTCTATCCAAAGCTGAACCTTGGATTTGTAAAGTCTTCTGACCGAAGATTACAATACCCTCCGCTGGGAATTGAGCAATCGGGTTGATTCTGTTCTCATAAAGTTTATCACGATCACGAGAAGTTAATCTATCTTTTACACCGACAACAGGAAGCCCTGCTCTACCCGCTGAAAGACCGCCACGAGTAAAACCAGCTGGTGCGAACCAAAGCTCAGAAACCTTCTGGCTATAAGATAAAGCACCGATTGCTGGAACAGAAGGTGGAACGGTTACTGTTTGACCATTATTCAAATCTCTAATCTGAACGTATGGGTAGTAAGCAGCGCCATAGCTTGAGTTGATTACAGCTGTTTTTAATGTGTTAACTACTTCGTTAACGCTTCCTTTTCTCTGATCAGCGTCTTCAGTACTTTGCTCTGGAGGTTTAAAGCCGCCTTTCAAGTCAATAATCGCTAGAGCATCGCCCCGTGACTCGCACATGTCAACCAACTTGGTGTTGAGAGTTGAGTTGACAACACCCGGCATTGCTGCTAGGTTGTATTCTACAACCTCTGGATCTCTTAAAGAATCTATCGCAACGTTGACAGAGTTGAACACTGCGCTGTTAGTGCGTGAAGGTACACCAGAGCTTGGGTAGTTAACCTCACGTAAAGGTTCAGATTCTGTAATATCTAAACCGTCGAAACCACCAGCAAAAACTGTTGTGAATCTATCGACTCCGGCATCAAGAACTTCTGTGTATGATCCAGTACCACGAAGGTAACTTAGACCGTCTCTAGATCCTGTTGCTGCTCTAGAACCCTCTTTATAAGCATAAAACTTAACTTCTGCTGTTGAGCCGGTTGTATAGCACATATCATCAAGTGAGAAGTTAAATGACACCTCTGTTAAGTCACTGTCAGCGGTGAAGTTGCTAATACCTCTTGGGAAAATCTTAAGATGATCTCTAACTGATTTATCCAATCTTGAAGTATCAAATGTTGTATCAACTCCGTAGAAAACAGAGATAGGATCAACTGGGCTTCCCTCAGAAGCTGAAACTCTTAGGCGAAGTTGTGGGAACTCAAACTCAATGTCGCCATTTGTTGCTTGAGCACCGCTGATGAAACTTGTAACAGCAGTGCCGCCGTAGTTGTTGTAGTTACCAGAAACTAGGGTTTGACGACCGCCGCTATCCGCTGAACCGGTTTGGTCATTAAAAGGTTTAAACTGGATTGGACCACGAACACCGAAAGGTAATAACAGTGGATCGGTTTGACCTAATTTTACTGCCTCTGGCATATCGACATAGACGTACTTTGATAGATTTGGATAATCACCAAACTGTCTGTATCTTTTCTCTCCGTCGTCCCATTCTAAATATGTATCGCCAATCTTCTTTCCAATAAAGTTTTCAGAATTTGGATTTAAGTTACAGTTGTTAAACTGCTCAACAATCTCTATTCTGTTGTCAGTATCTGAAAGTTTTCTGATTAGAACGCTGAAAGAGCCATAAGGTTGGTCAGCGGTGGCATCAGGGGCTGCTCTCAAGTCAGAGATAGAAACTTTTAGATTTCTGGCAACATAATCGCCACTGTTTCTAGCTACTAGCTTGAAAAGATTTTGCATATTATCGTATGAGTAGCTACCGGTAGCAGACTCACCGGTTTGTGTATCCTGTGAAAAGAAGTAGCCAGTTTCAGCATTTTCATAATCTCTGTTGAAATCGCCACCTTTTGCCGTTGTACCACTTAAAAGCGGAAGGATAACACCAATCTGTGTTCCTGTGCGACCACCTTCTAGTTGGCTAACAGCGCCTTCATATGACTCACCCAACCAGTAACGAGTAAAAGAGTTGTTATCTGTATCTACAACCTGATCATTTGTTAGAGTTGGATTAGTGTTGAATACCTTTCTAATGAACTTATCACTTGTATCAGAAAAGTTGAATGATGTGTCAACTAGTACACCTTGTGTGTTTTGGGCAGATGAGCTAATCTGAACCTTGAACTCATTTGTTCCAACAGAGTCGAAATAAATACCTGCGCCAATGTCAGCAGTTCCGTCATCAGAACGTGAACCAGAAAGACCGATTGAGGCACTTTGGTCAATATACCAAACAGCCGCTAGGGTTCCTGTTACTGGATCGTAGCTGATTGTTCCTGTCTGGGCATTAGTAATATTGTCACCGGCAATCTTAAGAGTGAAATCGTCCGCAGTCGAAGCACTAACTGAAAGCGAGCCAGATGCTAGAGTACCATCTAAGTCTAACGTTACAACAGCTACACTGTCGCTCTTTGTAAAAGTACCTGGAAAATCTGCTAACAACAAAGAAGCTGTGATTTGATCGATCAAGTCATCAGCGCTAGAGCCTGTGTTAAAACCAAGAGCACTAGTGTCATCATCAGAGCCGGTAAGTGTTACAGATGTTCCACCAATGTTGAAGAAAACAATGTCATCAACAGAAGCAGAGTTTGAAGCGCTTATCTGGATTGAGGAAACATCTGGAGCATTTGAAATGAAAAGACCAAAAGCACCACCGTTATCGTTGCTTGAACTTGGGTCGAGTTCTGTTGTCTTCCAGCCTGCCTCGCCGCCTGATACTGCTTCCTCGGAAGCTTGACCACCAAGGCGAACGAAAGTTACTGGGGCATTGTTTCTAAACCAAGCTTGTGCTGCGTAAGCACCATAAGTAGGAGAAGTATAATTTCCGTTACGAACAATGTCACCACCTCCACCGCCTGGGATGGGTTCCCCAAAGGTCTGTACAAAATCAAAGAATGATTCTACTTTTGTTGGCTGAAGGATTGGACCCTTCTCGGCACGACCAATAATCGCTGGTCCTACGTCTTCTGGTGTTGCGGTTCTACCTGTATTGTCAATTTCGCTTGTGAAAATTCCAGGTGAAATAAACTTATATTTATCTACGGACATTAGCTATTCTCCCTTTAAAGGTTTAAAGTTCTTTATTAATTAGTTACTAGTCTCTGTAAAATCCTTTATTGTCGTTACGCTCTGGGATTTCGCCTAAAATAACTCTTTCCCGAGGAATCTTAACTTCTACAGCATTTTCTCTTTTAATAATCTTTGGTCTATCTCCATTCGGACCTTCGCCTATGATATAGCCTAAAACTTTAAAGTTGAACTTTGTATCATACATTCTTTCGTCTACACCGAGATTGGATACATTATTTCCTAAAGTAAAATCAGACTGTACAAAAGTTTCATAACGATGACCATCTTTTCTAATCAAAAATGAATTAATGTGACCACCCAAAGTGGCAAAGGGCGTTGTTAGTTCATTCATTTGTTGTATGTATTGACTTCTGACTGTAACTGTGTAGTTTATAGTTAAGTAAACTGGCATCGGCATATTGAGAGTTTCATATACAACTTTCTCATTATTTTTTATTGGGTAATAAGCTTGACCGTTTGGAGTTCTTCTTATACCATCCATATCTTTGATATTATCTGCTACAGCAAAATTATTAGTTTTATCTTTAACGATTTTTCTTGAAATAGATATTCTTCCACCTTTTGTTGGATCTGTAAAGTTTACAGGATTACCATAATAAGCGCCTTTAAAGTTTAAGTCTTTTGCTACTGAAGTTCTTTCAATGGTTATAAGAGGAAGTTTAAGTGTTCCGTCGTCATCTCTTAAATCTTTGTTATTCTTAGAAAGAAATGCCCTCTCGGAACTAACCCAGATCACAGGAACTTTTTTCCAGCCCTCATTTGTGGTAGAACGATTGCCCATCTTATCGTTAATAAAATCAAATAGAGCATAATCTATTGTCTCTAAAGTTGACGGTTGTATTTCATATACTTCACTTGGCATTGAATGTTCCTTGACGTGCCTTAATACACTTTGCTTCTATTTCCATTTTATGGTCTACTTGACCAAATATCTGCTTTGGTTCGTTTAACTGAACGATTTCATAGTAGGTTTCACCATACAAAACAAAGTCGCCTTCTCTGACATAAAGATCTTGATCTTCTGTCAGTCTTCTCTTGTGGAAGTGGATAATGATAGAAGGTCTACGGTCAATACCTAGATTGGTTGTTTGTGTTTCGTATCCCTCCCACATAACGAGAGCATAAACTCTTATTGGTGACAAAAAGTTCTTTTCTATTGCCTCGCCATAAAGTGGGTGATAGTTTGTGTGTTCCATGCTGATAGGGTAATAAAATATACCCTGACCAATAATGCGCTCAATGAGTTCATCATTAACTTGTTTTACAAAGTCTCGCTCTTTCTCACCAAGAAATAACGGTGGTGGTGGAGCGTCTGGTTGTGTCCATTCGTTATCAGCCATTTATTATCCCACGAAAATCCGCATTGGGATTCTCTCCTGAACTTTGTTAACTGCCTCTGATAAATCAACATCACCTTGGGCAATCTTTCCATAGGTAAGTTCATCAAAGATTGTTTTTAGTTCTTCACGAAGTTTCTCTTGTTCTGTTTGACCTTGAGAAATAAGCGCTGGACCGTCTAGGGTGATGCTGTCACCAGGGATAGGTATGCTGCTGACCTTTGAACGAATATTACCCAGCGTCTCTTTAGAGAGAGCAAGCGCAAATCTTCTAATCCACTGTTTGCCAATAGAGTTGATGGACTCATAAGGAGTGTTTTCAAACGGCAATGTGTTAATGTTATTAATACCATCAACTCCATTATCTGTTGAGCCATCTTCTTTCCAGGGTGTATTTGTATCAATGAAGAATTCAATCCACATTTCTTTTGGGCTTACATTTACTGTATTTGGAAAGATTCTCAACTTGTTATCTTTAATCTCAAAGCTATAGTGACTATTTCTTGTATAGATAGCATCTTCAAAAGCCATTGCTTGTGCTTTGTTCTGCCAAGTTGGTACTAGTTGAAAAGTACTATCGTCAGCATATTGACCGTAGCTAGCCAAGTCTCCTACTGTGTTTAGACCGCCATAGTATCCATAGAACCTCCACATAGCTTGTGGTGTTTTATAATATACTTTTGTTACATTTATTCTTGCGTCTCCGATTAAATCGTAGTAAGGTACATCTGGGTCTGTAGCCGCTGAAGAAGAAACAATATCTTGTAAATCATAGTCTTGCTTATTTACTGTGGTTGTGAAAGAAGCAGAATAAATTGGAGTAACGCCACCAATACCTGCTTCTGTGGCAAACCCATGACCAACACGTCTAGCATATTCGAACTTAAACTTAGGGAATTTTAGCGCTACATCTTCAAGATCTGTGTCATCTATTAGCTCACCCTGTTCATTAAAAGAACCGGTCTTAGCTCCCAAAAGATCGCCTATTGCGTTCTTTGCTTGATGTATATTGAGAAGATAAGAGTATTCTAAAACTGACTCTTGATAAGCAGAAAACACTTGTTCTTTTACTAGTTCAATATCAAGGACATCACCACCTAGCTTGTGATAGGTGTATGCCACTTGGTCTGCTGCGCCTGATAAGAAATAATCATTGTCAGTGTAAACAGTAAATGGGAATTGGGCAGCAGCTGCCTCTGTATAGTTACTACCACTAGGTAAAACAACTACGCTTGTTTGTGATACTGGTGTTAGTGTGGGTTCAGACATTTATAGTTCTCCTCCCTATAAATAGTAGGAGAAGGTCTAAATGGCTTAATCGTCGGATGGTTTAGTTTTTGTAGTTCTAGCGAAAGGTGATTTCTTTGGCTTTGAAGTCTTTTTCTCTGAAGATTTTTTTGGTTTATCTTCTGACTTCGGAACAGCTTTTGGCTCTGGCTTTGGTTCCGGTTTCGGTTCCACTTTAGGGGCAGGAGCTTCAATAACTGGCTCTGGTTTTGGCTCAGGCTTCGGAGCAGGTTTAACCTTTGGTTCAGGCTTTGGAGTTGGCGCAGCTTTTTTTGCGGCGGCTGCTCTTTTCGCCTCAAGCGCTTTTTGCTTTAAATATTTTCTTTTTCTTGGATTCATTTAAACTCCTCCTTTCTTATAAGTAGTTGTTTAGACATAAAAAAACCCCGCACCTCATAAGAAGCACGGGGTCAGTTTAATAGTCTAAACTAGGTCAGCTTATGGTGCTGCTTCGCCTGACTCGCCTAGAAGACCACGGCAGATAACGAGACCGTACATATCTGGACGGACCATCTTCTTGGCGTAGCGGGTCATGACACCCTTACGTGGTACGAAGTCCTCCACACCGAAGATGGTAGGAGTGACTTGTAATGGCACGTATGGAGCGTATACATAACCGCTCTCTAGGAATGAGCCACCCTTACGACCAACGAGAACGAGGTTACGTGGGAAGTATGGGTCAACATGAACGTCATAACGCTTGCTCAAAGTACCAACTTGCTGTGCGCCTGCGGTGCCCTTGTCTGCGTCTGGAGTTACGTTAGCACGGAAACCTGACATGAACTCCATGATTGAAGCCATCTCTGGTGAAGTGACGATAAAGTTAGCGCCACCACGTAGAGTCTTACGGTGAATCTGGGCTGAAACATCGTTAATGGTCTCGCCAAGAGTCTCGTACCACTCTGAAACAGTACCAGTGAAGTCTGGAGCAGCTGTGTTAGCACCAACCTCGGCACCAGTTGTGCGGTCTACGAAAAGACCTGGGCTACGTGACCAGTAGTATACAGCACCTGAAGCGCCTTTTACGAGGTCTTCTACGATCTCACGGTCAATCTCAAGAGCAATCTGCTCTGAAAGGATTGAAGTAAGCTCAACCTCTGCGTCAAGGTTGTGGTAAGCGTTGAGGTCTTGACCCAACTCTGGTGTCCACTTAGCCTTAAGCTTCTTGGTTACTGCTGTTACTGATACGGAATCAACATTGAGGTTAATCTCTGGGATATCAGAAGTGTCCTCAAGACCCCAACCTGGAGCAGTCTCTGAACCAGCAACAGAACCCAATGCTGAACCTGTGTCGAAGTTGTCTTCGACTGCGAAGTCGAAGTTAGGATTGGTATCTAGAGACTCAGAAAGAGTGTCAGCTGAAACAGTATCAGAAGCCAATACAACGAAAAGCAAGTTTTGGGAACGATCTGGAGCATTACCAAGTGAGTGTGAGAACTGAGTTAGTCTTCTCACCATAGTACCGCTGATCTGTGCCGCACCACTAGTAGGTGTGATGCTTACAAGGTTGTCCTTGTTAAGACCAGCTAGGTCGTCTGAATCTAGAGTAGCAATAAGATAGTTTGTAGAGCCAGAAACGAAAGCTGGGTCGTAACGAAGAATGTCTTGAACGACATCGTAATCTGTGATGGTACCACCACCAATGCCACCAGCGTCACCGTAAGTACCGGAAACAAGAATGACAACAGTTGAGTTTTCGTCAGAACCGGTTGGTGAGGAATAACCGTTGGTCAAGTTGTAGAACTGACCAGCAGCTGTACCAACATCACCAGCAAGATTAGCACCACCTGTGATCTGTGAACCAACACGACCTTGACCATAAAGTGAAGCACCGTCGTTGAAACCTAGACGATTTGCTTCACCCTCGATACCACCGAATGTGAAGTCAAGGAAAAAGATAAGACCTGATGGAAGGCTCATTGGCTGAACGCTTACAAGGTCATTAGCAATAAGACCACCGAATACACGACGGACAATTGGGAATGCTACAGCAGCGAAACCTTCTACGTCACCGCTTTGCATAGTTGTTGCTGCCTCTTTGAGAAGCTGCTTTGCTTGGTTCTCAAGAAGACGAGCCATGTTGTTCTTCTCTACGTCGCCTTGAAGACCCTCTAGAAGACCGGTTTGCTCCCACTTGTTGAGGAGTGCCGCACCTTCCTTACGCATGTCACGTGAAACGACACCTTCTGTAAGTTTTTGTAAAATAGACATTATTTAATCTCCTTTGTTTATTCTATTTTAATCCTGCCAAACGCTGCATTCTTTCGGAAAAAGCGTTTGTATTGGGTTTTACCTCTTTGCGAGGAATAAACGCTGAAGAGCTACGTGTTACAACTTCGTTCAGTGATTCTTGCTTGCGAGTCTTCTTAGACTTAATGCCCACTGCACTTTGAAGAGTTTCAAAAATAATCTTTGCTTCTTCAACACTAGTTGCATTCGAGATAGCTTCGACAATTTTATCTTTTTGTCGCTCATTCAGGGAGATGCTATTTAAAATGCGGTTTTGGTATAACAACTTAGCGTTAGTTAAGTTGCTCTCATCCAGCTTTTCTTTAAGCTGTTCAATGACTGTGCCATACTTTTCTACTTTAGTTTCTAACAACTGGACTTTGTTGTTCATTTTCTTTTGCTCTCTTAGGAGAGTTTTGTTCTCTTTTTGAAGGAGTTTGGACTCATTAGCCATAGCTTTCTCAATGGCTTTGCCTCTCTTCTCCTCATATGGGGATAAATCGCCGTCTTTATCTAGATCAGCCTTTTCAGGGTTTTTAAGCTCCTCTGCTTCCTCAACTACCTCGACCTTTTCCTCGCCTTCTACATCAGGACCAAGCTCGTCCTCTTCCTCGGAAAGAAGTTCAGCGATAACGTCAGCTAATTGAGCCTCATCGATTTCAATTTCTTCATCTAGTTGACCTGTGATGGCTGCTGCTAGTTTGTCGTCATCAATCTCGATTGTCGCTTCGTCAAGGTCTTCCTCTTCTAAAAGGTCATTGATATCTTCGTCTAACTCAATTTCCTCGTCGAGTTCTTCTTCTAAACCTTCTACTACTTCTTCACGCTCAAGCATATCAGCAGCATTAGCCTCGCCCTCTTCGATCTCTTTAGCCATCATCTCTTCTAGTTGGTCTAAGTTGATTTCTACGATTTCGCCCTCTTCTGTCAATTGTGCTGAAGGTAGATCTTCAACGATTTTAGTGCCTTCTTCGTCGATTACCATAGCAGCCTCTTCTTCCATAGGCTCTTCCTGCTCTAAAATAGTATTTACAGCCTCTTTAATTTCAGACTGATACTTTTCAATTACTGCTTCTTCAGCAGTTCTTTGAGCAGTTTCTTTTAGTTGCTCGGCGTCAATAATAGCTTGTTCTAACATTGAGGACATACGAATCTCCTTTTATAACTAACATTAATTAGTTATTAAATCTCTAAAAACCTATTTTTACCTTTGTTCTTCACGGAGTTGGCGCTCTCGCTGAAGTTTTTGGAGGAGTCTTTGTTTTCTAATTTTTTCTTTGCGCCTCTTAACTGATGGTTTTTCAAATCTTTTTCTAGCTAAAACTTTCTCAATGATTCTCTCATTTTTCACTTTTTTGCTAAAACGTTTGATTAACTTTTCTACTGGTTCATCTCTGTGTCGTGGCTTTACCTCGACGTGAACTGGTCTTTTCTTTCCCATAATAACCTCTAAATCATTTTGGACCAATCACGGTTAGCGATTGCCATAATTCCATTAATATCCACACCAGGGTCATCAGCCGCTACACCGCTTAGAGCACTGGCTTGCCCATTGGAAGGGTCTGCTGCTTCTGAGATAGGCTGTGTTCCTGCGAACACATCAACACCAAAACCAGCAGCGTCGAGTAACTTTCTCTTTTGTGCTTTCATCATTTCAAGTTTCTGCTCTTCTAGTTCTTGACGCTGCTGTGACATAAGTTTATTCTCTTGTATTACAGGTCTTTGTTGAACTACTGGTTGTTGGATTGGTTGAATACCCTTTACAACCTCTGAAATGATGCTGGACAATAAGCCTTTCTCTAGGAGAACTTCATTTAGACATTCTTCTACGATAGGCTTAATAACTTTTTTGAGTTGTGTTTTTTTCATTTTACCTCTGCGAACTTTATAATCTCTTCTCTGATTATTTTTTTAAGTGATTCTGAAAAGTCTATATCCTCAGTGTCCGTTGGGTCTTTCGACTGGATGCTTCCTTCACGATCAGGGTTAGGTTGTTTTCGATATCCTGACTTTGTAATGTGTTTATCATACTTAGCAGCTTGCTTTGCTAATCCCGCTACTTTTTTGATGTTTGAGAATAAGGCTTTTAGATTTTCTGCTGGATTTTCCCTTAGATCGCCATCAGGTGAAAACTGATCTTGTAAAAAGTCCGCTATATAGGCAACTACTTCTTGCTCCCTTGGTCTTGTCTCATTCTTATCTAAATCAAAAACAGATTCACCAGAGTAACCTATCTCCAATCTCAGGTTGGGATCTGGGATTATAGGCTTCACAGGATCACCAGGAGCAGCAAGTCGATTGTCTTTTCTAACTGAGAACGCCTTAGCGAAAGCAGTCAGCCCTGTCTTATCCATAAAGCCACCTGGGAGGTGATACTTTTTTGGATAGTATTTGTTGTGAATAGCTTCTATTCTCTTAAGCGCTTTAATATCTGCTGCTTTTTCTTCTTCGCTTTTGCCAAAAAAACCTTTGATTGTATCTAAAAGTCCTTCTTTTAGAAGTTCCTCACGAATAATCTGCCTTAGTTGTCTTTCAGTAATCTTCAATTTGATTTTATCCCTTTAGTATCTCGTTTAGAGCACGATTGATTCTATAGTTTTTATCAAAAAAGTCTTTTGTTGTATTCTCAGACATACGAAGTTTTACCCCGCCATTTACGCCGTCCATTACATAAGCACCTGGGGAAGAGGGCTCTGAAACAGCGTCAAAGCAAATAAGTTGTAAGTCTGGTTGTACAACTTGAACTGAGTTTCCATATTCGTCACGACCTTCTTGAAGTGAGCCCATTGCTCTTGAAGAGAACCCAAAAAGCACGCCACTTTCGTAAAGACCACGTA